AAGCATATGTTGATGCCAATGCCGGCGGCGGAGGTGCAAGTGGATTTACATCAAGTACATTTACAACTGTGCCAGGATCAGAAGGTGACTTTGATCTAGCAAAACAACAAGACCAAACAGGTTCAGCAGAATCACCATTTCAAGCAGTTGGTACTGATGCTTTTGGTGTGAACCTAGGTGAAGTATATGATTGCATGGAGCCAGTTGGCAGTGTAACAACAGTGGATTACGGCGAACTATCGTAACAGAATTTAACGGAGAAAATTAATGCCTACAAGTTTACAGTTCAGAAGAGGAACTACAAGTCAAAACAACAGTTTTACAGGAATTGTTGGAGAAATAAGTATAGATACTACAATAGATACACTTCGTGTACATGATGGTAGTACTGCTGGCGGCTTTGAAATTACAAGCAATGCAGCAACACAAACACTTACAAATAAAACTCTTACTAGTCCTACTATTAATGGTCCTGTTCTTGCAATGAGTACTAACAGAATTACAGGATTAGGCGATCCAAGCGGCGCCCAAGATGCTGCAACAAAGGCATATGTTGACAGCGGATTAAGTAGTTTAAGTAGTACAACACTTACGGAAGGTAATAGTAGTGTTATTGTTGCTGATAGTGGCACCGGCACAGTTACAGTTACTATAGATGGTTCAACACATAGTACTTTTGCAGCGGCAGGCATTACGCTAGCACAAGGTAGTTTTGTTGGTACATCAACAGCTGCACAATATGCTGACTTGGCAGAACGTTATACTACAGATGAAGATTACGAAGAAGGAACAGTAATGGTATTTGGCGGTGATGAAGAAGTCACTCAATGCACAAATAAATTTGATAAGCGCATTGCTGGTGTTATTAGTACTGATCCTGCATACTTAATGAACAGTGAACTTGACGGTGCAACGGTAGCACTTATTGGTCGTGTTCCGTGTAAAGTAATTGGTGAAATACGTAAAGGTGACTTAATGGTCGCTAGTGATACACCTGGTCATGCAGAAGCATGGCGTGATGAAAGTAATCCTCCATCAGGCAGTATTATCGGTAAAGCACTTGAAAACAAAATAGGTGCAAGCACAGATGTTATAGAAGTAGTTGTAGGCAAGAACTAGTATGTCGCAGGATGCGTTCTATACTAAAGACTACGAAGGTGAAATGATAAGCATAGCATTGAGCTGGAGAGATAAGAATAATCCAGATAAGATGACATGGGTAGATAAAACCATTATCAATGATGACCACGATGGAATAGCACACGTTTTAGGAAATGGAAAATCTAGACTTAAATTAAACTTAAATTTTTTACATGGGCAAACTGGAGGCTCATCTGTCAGAGGAGTTGGTCAATCTTATGGGTGTAATTTATTATACAAAGATTTTAATCCAACTTTTTTAATTTCAACTAATGTTGGTATATGTAAAGATATAGTAGACAGTGGTTACACAGAAGATAATATAGTTTATACTAACGTAAAAAACATATTAAAAAATCCAGATCATTTTCATTTATATCCAAATATATATACTACACATGCAGGTGCTCTTGCACTAAGATTAGCATGTGCAGATGGTCATAAAACTATATACCTGGTGGGAATGGAAGGATATGAACATCCTACGGATAACATTTATGTAGACACACATCCTAATTACATAGAACAAACTTCATACCAACGTACTAATGAAAAGTTTGTAGATATGAATATTAAAATAATACAAACATACCCTGATGTAGCATTTTATTTTGTTGTTCCTCAATTAGGAACAATAAGTGAAAAGTACAAATGGTGTGGCAATGTTAAAGAATTAAGGTTTAACGAATATATATCTCATGCTAGTTTAGGTGCTATGCATCACGGATAGTGTCACTACACATTATCTGTTCGATAGTTTTCAACTTTCCTAATATTTCTTCAAATCTAAATGTATTAAAAACTCCTGGATGTAGAGGCTTTGGGTAACTTTCAAGTTTGCTCCATGCATATCCTTTGTGTTCATCATTTAGTATTGGGATAAATTCTTTACTAACTAAACAGACATATGTGCTGTATGTAAAATTATTATTTGCATTAGTAAACTTTTCAACAGGTATAGTTTTAGTTATTTCAGGCATATGCCCTAGTTCTTCTTGTATTTCTCTCTGTAGTGCTTCGTATTCGGTTTCGCCTTGTTCAACTTTACCACCAGGATATGCCCATGTGCTATCGTATTTTGCTCCATTTCTTAGAACAAACAAATACCTTAATGTTGATTCGCTTAAAAATAATGCGCCGACACTACTATTAGATAACAATGTTCCAGTCGCCGGCTTGATACTCGCCTTCATATGATTTAACCCACTCTGATCCAGTCCATTTATATTGAATTCCTGTATGTGAATTTGTTGTATAATGTGTGCCTTTTTCGTTGCTACTATCAAATGCTATTTGCCATTCGACGCCGTTATATTCGATAATATCATTTGCTCCTGCTATAATATCCCATGCATCCGGACCATCTGTATTATTTGCATCTCCAGTAGCATTGAGTATTAGATATCGTTGACCTGCAGAAGCCTCAGGTAAACCTGCGCCTGGACCGCTTTTTAGAGGATTAATAATTTTTGTAATTGCAGGCAAGTCGTTAGTTGGTATAGTATCACTCTGAACAGTCCATAACAGTTTATAAGGATCGCTTGGATGAAAAGCAATAGTTCCAACAATTTCTGCTGTTCCTTGTTCCAATCTTAACTGACTTATTCCTGGAACTAGTGATCCGTATTGATTAACCAATGCTTGCCAACTAATATCATCTATGCCTATTTTTGTTGGAGGGTCATTCAACGGATTGTAGTCTACTTTGTTTGTTGAAGTTTCGCTTCTGTCTAATATTTGTACAGTGTTTCCTAATAGTATAATACCATAATTCATAGGTGTAAATTTCATTCTGTCACCCATTAGTAAGTTATTATCAATAACTCCGTCACTTATACTACCGCTTTCGTCAAAAATACTTGCTACAATTTTATTAATAACACCAAGTTTTTTAACTTTTGCCGGTGCTGTTAGCCAAATTGGCACAGTGAAAGATAAAGTAGATATATCAATAGTGTCGTCAACACCTGCAGGAACACTTCTGCTAGTCCATTGGCTTCCTGCTAATTCAATATAACTTAAACTAGTCCAGTCTAGATAATTATCTGTACTTTGTATTTCAAGTGCCGGATTAAAAAGAACAAGAAGTTGCTCAAGTAATTGTAATTTTTGATTAGTATTGCTAGTCCAAATATCTACGTTAAGTTGCAATGTGTAAGGTACAGGCATCATACGTTCTACTGTGAATGCATTTCCTTGTTGTGTAGTATATTCATTTGTATTAGGATCAAATTTGCGCATACGAATATGCTTTTTATCTACAAATGTTGGATCTTGTCTGCGCTCTGGATTATATTCTAACCCTGTTATATAGCAACTAATCATAGGCGTTGGCATGATTTTATTTTCACTATTTTCACGAATAATACTGCTCACCATACGTGTAGCATCACCATATTTCACAGGCACAGTTTGTAGTGTAACATGACCATCACGGTCTTTACCGTACTCAACCTGGAAGTTACTAAATGCACGTATGAACTGCAATAGAAAACGTCTTATTTGATTGTCATAAAAAAACTGTTGTGCCATTAATCTTCTCTAGGTTTTAGTGCATCACTAAGTGCTTGTCTACTTGTTGCTATTGTATTATCGTCAGCAGTAAATGTGTTTGTATTATTGATAAATCCATCTCGTTGTGTATTGCCAGTACCCGGTGTAAGTTTACTACGAACATCATCTTCCATTTTAGTCCATCGTGTTCCGTTGTATCTAAATAATCTATTAGGTAAAAAGTCTAAACGTAGCACAAAGTCACCTTCATTTGCATCTCCTGGAAAACTAGTACCCATCGTAACTGTTTCACCATTTGGAGCTAATCCATCGCCAATTAAGTATCCGCTGTAAGCATTAGTATTTGTAGGTGTTATGCGCCTAGCATCGGCACTTGAATTTTCGTTATCTGCATTAATACTTGTGTTATCGGCGTTTACTCCAGTAGGCTCTAGCGGTGCACCAGTTACTGGATCAGTAGGAACAATATAATATTGACTAGTATCATATCCACTTTCAGGAACTTCTGCTTCAGCAGCGGCTACTACTTTGTTTGTAATTTCCAGCTCTTTGTTGTATGTGCTTAGTAGATCACGTAATGTATTATCAGTTACATTCCCGTCTTTATCTTCCTGCATCATAGTTAGGATATCATTGTATTCTTGTGCATCTGTTAGTGGTGTACACTTAACACGCCACAAGTGACTCCACCAAGTTGGTGAAAATCCTTA